ACATTAATCGTATACGAAATAACTTCGGTGGCACTGATCCCACTCCAGTCTATTCCTAAAGTTACCCTAGTTAAATAAAATGCTGAAGGGTTCGTATAGGATAACAGAGTGGTCCCTGCTGCACTAAGGGCCCTACTTCCAGACCAACCGTAGATATTGCCACCTTTAGCCCTTGAAACTGATTTAGACGCGGCTAGGGTCATGCATTAATTATTTGTAAACTCTACCAACAAACCACGCCGTCCCATTAATGTTAGTGCCTTGAGCTATAAATTGAAATAAAAATGTTGTGTGAGGAGGAATTAACATCGGGTAAACGTTTCTAGTGTCCATAGGTGATGCATCGTATTCGTAATCTATTATTCTTACTCCATTAAGATAACCCTTTAATTCAATAGCATTAGATCCTCTTTCATTTTCAGTAAAAGATAATTCTCCAATAATATATTCGCTACCTGTCGTGAAACTTAACAAATCCTCAGTAGCACCACCATTAGAAACCACCTGACCACTCCAGGCATAACAGTGATCTTTACCAATAGTAGTAAGCCCTAGTTGAGCGCCACTAAAAGTAGCATTACTGCCGACTATCGTTTTAGCCATTCAACGGATCATTCGAAATAAAGAGTAACTGTCCCAGAACTGGCCGCCATACTACCGCCACCACTTACCTGAATCGCAATTTGTAGATCTATATTATTTGCAGTGCCAATCGGAAACGATACAGGGACGGTCTGATAGCCTTGGGCTGCTGCTGCGTCAGCAGTGTCACCAGCTACTCCCCATATGGTGAAATTCTGCTCAGAAAAATCAGAGCCCAAAAGGCGACATAGTACCTGCGCGCCTTTTGCATTAAAGACATCAAAGGCACAATCCACGCGTACTATACGCTGTGAATTTCCAGGCACCATTATATTACCTAAATTGCTGCTGTTCATATTATCCGTTAAGGAAAAATATTCCTTGTCGGTGGGCGTGCTATCGAAAGTTCGCGAAATAGTTGTTACCATTGTGATTTACCTCTATAGTGTAAAGTAGAGAGATTTTCCCCCTAGCTTTAATCTTGGAAACTGCTTACGTGCTACCGCTCCCAAAAGAGCAATACCTCCAGCAGTCACTAATGTCTTTCTCCCTGTGTCCGTTCCGATCATATTCATTGCATTACCAGCGAGGGTTCCAAAGGCCTGACCTAATTGACCGTCTGTTATGTCCTTGATTACGCCTTCACCTTGCATCTTGCCACCGTTAAAGGACTTTCCAGCGTTTAGGTATGCTGCTATAGCTAAACCAGACGCCATACCTGTTACGCTTGGGTGGGGGATTCCTTTTTTCATGTTTCTCCTTTTCGGATTATTCTTGTATGCCCGACGGGCAGTTCTGCGGACGCCGCCTTTCCTGGTTGTGGTGCGCTTACGTTGAGTAGAGCGTTTGGTAGCTTTAAAAGCGCGCCATCCTTTCTTGAAACCCATTTTGGCGTATTTCTTAGGTAGGCCAGGCTTGGGCACAGTTACTCACATATGAGTAGCTACTTAAGTTTGACAGGGCCCCAACATTCACAATACAAACAATAAAAGAGTGAAGGTTTATCATCATGTTGCATACAAAGGGGCAATCCTCGTTTACATCCTTTACACTCTATTTTCATGACTTGAACCCTTCGCAGTTAGGACAGGGATATTGATTACCTGGCTCATAGTAGATCTCCCATTCATGTTTACACCTTGTGCATCTTAGGATAGCTTCCTTTTGATACTTCATAGTTCCCTGCATAATTTGATTACTTTCATAATTATGAGAGCTTCTTTTTCAATCTCCGCAACGCCATCAGGACCAATTTTGCATTCAGTTGGCATCATTGTTTTGGGTTCCATAGCCTCGTACCCGTCTTGACCGCAATAAATACAACGGTCACCCTGGTTAAAATTATGATTAATAAAGGTCATCCTTTTGTCTCCTTTAATCGATCATTAAATTTTTTATCCCAAACCCATTGACCCTGATAACCACATTCTGAACAATCTTCTAAGCTTGGAGGATTCAAAGCCTGACAATCGCGCTGGTCACACTTCCAGTAGTCACGATGCACGTCAAACACTGTTAAAGGATTGTAAGCAGTTAACGCCATATTTACAACGTGCGACCTTGTCCCTGTGTTCTTTTCAAGATACCTATCTATCAAATCAGAGAGTTTCCTGTCCATGCTGATCGATACAGGAATGACTCCGCGTCTCTTTCTACCCATACACAAACACTGTAAACCTACTATATAATATTATATCTGTATTTAGAATGTCTCTGAAACACTATACTATATTATAATACCTAGAAACCAATATACCTTTAATATATATATAATGCTAGTAAAAACATCTTTTCTGAGTGTGAAATAGGGGGTGTTCTGCGATTCTAAGCAATTTAGATGCGTTCTTCAGCGAGTCCCATGCGTACCACGGCGTCAGTTGCGCGTTTTGGCTGCGTTTTGGCTGCATTAGTGATAATTGGTAAAAGCTTTGAACCCAAAAGTTGTATAGGCCAACTTTCATTCTTTAAACTGTCCGTAATAGTATGTATCAGAGAAAGTTCAGAGCCCTCCTCAGATCCCTTCAATTCTTTCGCAGCGTTTCCCATTGCCCCCATCCAGAATTTTTTAAAACTCTCTCTCGCTTGTGGAAGCATAAATTCCTCAAAATCGATTAACATCTGTTCTCTGATTTTTTTAGTGATAACATCTAACGACATTAGCAAAGTTTCGTCAGATTCTGAACTCTTCAACCAGCTCTCTATTTTTTTTTGAGTTTTTAGTGGAATCCATACCGTGTATATTGTAAAATATAAAAAGAACGAAAGAATCCAGATCAAGAGAAACTGTTGATCTGTCATTATACACCGATTAAAATTTTAAGTTCTTCTTCAATCAATGCCCTGGTATATCCTTTTTGGACCATACACGATAAGATCCAGGTCATTCCAGTAAATCTATTATATAAAATTCCTAAAGTATCTTTAGCGTTCTTTTCGCAAGCATAATAATCTTTTAAGAATTGTGTTTTATCTTCAATCCCTTTTCCAGTTATCTCTTCTTTAATATCAAGTATTATTTCATCTGCTGTTGGTATTTCTAAATCCTTAAAATATTCTATTACATCTTGTAAAATCTTTAGGGCTTCATCAGTTGAATGATAAAGAGAAGCTAAAACAACAGGTTTCGGTACATTTAGATCGATTGTAGGTATTGGTTCGCAAATAGCTATTAACTTAGAAACTGCGCTAGCTTTCTTATCGATCATAGAAAAACCTAACCAGGCACCAAAAATTATAATCGGTTGCATTACTGATACCATAGGAGGAATAATTCTATTCCACTTTATCCCCTTCATTAATTCATCAAAGTCTTTTGGAAGTTTCATACTCTATACCCTGTCAACATACACGAAACAAACCCATTATTATTAGATTGAAGGGCTTGAACCTTAACCGTTGAATTTGGGGGGATGATAAATTCAAACATTTTGGGCTGGTTGCCCAGGTTATCCGCATCGACAACAAATTTTTCAACGAATAAGGCCGTACCATCTACATTAATCGTATACGAAATAACTTCGGTGGCACTGATCCCACTCCAGTCTATTCCTAAAGTTACCCTAGTTAAATAAAATGCTGAAGGGTTCGTATAGGATAACAGAGTGGTCCCTGCTGCACTAAGGGCCCTACTTCCAGAC